AAGCCCGATAATCTCGTCAATCGTGTTCTGAATGGCCGTATCGTCGCGGTCACAGACCTTATAGCGCATATCTTCGAGCTTTTTCAGCGAATCTTCAAGAAATTCAACGACATTTGCTGTTTTTTCAGCCGAATGCAGCGTAATCGGCCCGATCAGGCCGTGTCGACCCTGATACATCTCAGCCAAATCATCGGCTAAATCTATAATCTTGCCATAAAACGAGCCCAGCGCTTTATGTTTGGCGTAAGACCGCGTGTTTAGATGGACAGAATGCGTGACATCCCGCGCCAGAAACAGTTGACCTATGAAATCAGCGCAGCTCATTGCTCAAACCCCGGTAAGATCTGCTGTTGCGGCATAGACGGCACGATGTCGCCCATGTCCAGCGCCGCAGCTACAGTTCCTTGAATAATATCTTGTAACTGCTCGGGCGTCATGGCCGGCTGCGTGGCCTGAATCCGCTTTGTTTCGGCTTCGTAAGCCTTGATCTGGCTGTTCTGCTGGTCGATCTGGAGCTTCTGCATGTCATAGGACTGCTGAAGCTGACCGACCATAGCCGTAACCTGCTCCATCTGGTTGGCCATGTCGTTCATCTGAGCGCGCATCATCTGCGCTTCAGGCGACTCGTCAGAGCCTTCCAGCACCTTCGGATCGAGGATCTTGGCGAAGCGAGCCGCCATCTCCTGCGCCCCCGGCCAATCCATGTTCTTGATGAACAGATCGCCCGCGACCGTCCAGAGCTGCGGGTTGGACTGGAGGATGGTCGCCATCGCGTCCATGGACTCCTGCCGCTTGGTCATGTAGCTCGGGCCGGTCGTGACCATCACGTCATACAGACCGACATTTGGATTGTAGATCTTGTCGATGGTCTCGCCCGTGATCGGATCCTTGATAATCCGCACCGGCTCGGGCTGGCTCGGGTTAATCTTGACCATCCCGACTTCGCCGTCGATACCCACGATCCGCGCGACGCGCTGGGTGTCGTAGATCTTCGGGATAAGGTCGACCATCTGCCGCGTGATATAGCGCACCGCGCGGCTCATGTTGTCTACATAATGGAAGGTTGACGTGTCGCCCTGCCGCTCGCGTGCCAATATAGCACGACCCGTTCTTTCGTTACTGGTCGCACCAATTGAACTGTCGTATTGACCCGTTGTCGATTTAATGTCTTCGCCAGCACCCATTTTCGCTTGTATGAGGCCGGTTTGCGCCAGAGGCGGCTGAGCGCGCTCGGGCAGCGGCAGAGGGCTTCCAGCTCCGTCAGTAACATCCGGGTTGACCTCCAGATACGGCCAGTTGTTCGTATTGGCCGTCTTCCACTGCATCTCATAGCCTTCGAACTGGCCGCCGTAGCCAATGAAGGGCGCTTTCGGGGCCAGCGCAAGCATTTCTGCTTCCTGACTGACCCAGTAGTTATACATGCGCTGCGCGTCCTTCGCGTTGCGCACCAGACCGGAGATGTAAAGCTGGCCGTCGACCTCGAACTCGTTGCCGATGACGCGGACGACCGGGATCCATTTGCCCGCCCAATCCCGCTCTTCGAGGATCTCGTAACCGTTGGTCTTGACCCATTTCACCTGCCGGCGGTCGCTCTGCCGGCTGCGCAGCGGCTTGCCATAGGCTGACTTTAGCCGCTTGTCCTCCGGCGTGCCGTCGAATGCCGTGATGTTGTCCGGGTAAAGGTTCAGCGTCGCCTTTTTATGCTCGACGTAGAAATACTCCGCGATGCGGATGGTCTCCTGCGTCAGCCACATGCTCAGCGACTGGTCGCCGACGCCCTGCGCCATCATCGTCGAGATCGGCGTCGCGTCCGGGTATAGCCGCTCATATTCCGACTTGGCGATGTCTTCCGTGATAAAGCACCATTCCGCGTCCGACCCGCACGGATCCTGAATCATCGGGTCCATGTAGACGCTGAAACTGTTCCTGACCCGGACAATTTTAATGTCTTGATCGAACGAGTCCTCGCGGCAATATTCCGTTATCAGGCGGATATAGCCTTCGCCGTATGTGACCTGATTGTCGCAGGCCGTGTCATAGGCCACGTCCGCGTCGGACAAATACTCGATATGCTTGATGATGCCGTCGAACACCTCGGCGACCGCCGGGTCCGCGTTCTCGTCGGCCGGGATGACCTTGCCCTGCGGCCGGTTCTGCCGCTGCTCGTTAGTCACGAGCCGGACGTGCTGCGGCAGCTTGTTGATCGTCAGGCATGGCCGCGCGTTGATCGTCTGCCCCTGCACCGAGCCGCGCGTCGCCAGCACGTCCGCCGGCCACTGCCACTGGTTGTCCGGCGAGCCCGCCATGAACCGCAGATCGTCCAGCTCGTCCTCGCGGGTGTCGCTGTAGGCGGACATCGCCACGGTAAAGCGGTGCCGCAGCGTCGACAGGCGGTCGTCGCCCTCGTCGGCGCTGGCTACCTTGCCGGCGTCCCTGACATCACTTGCAGCCACTGGACTTGCCTTTCATCGCCGGCTTCTTTGCCGCCGCGCGCTTGGTCGAGTAGGCAATCGCAACTGCCTGTTTCTGCGGCTTTCCAGCCTTCATCTCAGCCTTTACGTTCTTACGGAAGGCTTCTTTGCTGGTGCTTTTGACTAGAGGCATGTTATGTCACCGTATGTAAGATTGCAAAGTTAAGGCGGATTGATTCAGAATAGGCGTTGTTCGTTACGTTCTTAATCTCAATGTAAAAAAACCCATCGTCAATAGATGTTATAAATACGTTATAGGCCCCGTTTGTGCCGCCCGTTGCAGGGCTGACAATTACCACATCTTTAGAAGATACAACGTTATTGTTTACTTTAAACAGCGCGTTAGCACTAGGCGCAAGTTGTGAATTAGCCGTAATGATTTGGCCTGACGATGCGTTGACCGTCACCGCTGTTGTCTTGTTGTTCTGCTGCGTCACATTTCCATATGCGCCGGCCGCATACCCGATCTGCCCTGTTGACAGGATATTAGTGGCCGATACAGTCGTTGCGCCAATAATATCTTGATCTTCATAAGCGACACCGATTGGCTTAGTATTCGCCATTACTTCTTCCTCGTCTTGGCGGACTGCTTGAACGCCTTGGCGGTCGGTGCGCCTGCTACGCCCGGCTTGCGCATCTTCTCGCCCGAGCCGGCCTTGATGCGCGCCCGTTTGGCGTGGATTGCAGCATACAATCCGGGGCTTCCGGGTTTCTTTACGGGCATTTCCATCTCCTGAGGCTAGCCTTGGCCCGTTCGCCATTTTTAGCCTTAGCCGCTACGGCGGACATTCTCGCACAAAATGACGCCTTCCGGCCCTTGTCAGCCTCAGTCTTGGGGTTAGGGGCCGGAGCCTTCAGCTTGCTCCCCGTCGCCGCGTTATACCGCGCCCTGCCCTTCGCGGTCAGGCCAGCGCCCGCCTTGGTGGACAGCTTCTCACCACGGCCAACAGATAAGGAAACAGATTTTCTAGCCATCAAGAGGCCATCCAACCGGAGGAAATCGCCCCACCATAACTGACCCGGCGTCTGTTGTCCATCGGCCGCGCCTCGCGGTGCGCCACGGGGTATGCGAATGTTATGGCGATAGCGTCGGCCGCATCTGGTGAGGCCAGCCCCCGCGCCTTCATGTCCTTCTTGCTCTCCAGAAAGATCGTGCCTTTGCTGTCAGGCTTCATCATCGGCCCGGTCAGGTCGGACTTCAAGAAGCGGTCCTTCGGGATCGAGGCCGTCTTCAGCCACTCCTTCATCGCGCCCCACATCTCAGCCCGCTTGTTGCCATACATCAACGGTTTGACGGACTTCTGGCCGAAGTTCACCCCGCGCACCTTGTAGCGCTGCTCCTTCAGACGGTCGACGACGCCCGCGCCCAGCCCGCCCTCGTCGATGACTACAAGGGCTGGCCGGAACTCTTCTATTGCGTCGATGACGCGCCCCACCACCTCCATGGTGTCGTCGCCCCGGTAGCGCCGGATCGCGATGATGTCGCGTCCCTGCCTTACCGCGATGACCGTCGCATCCGCCCCGAACCGCGCCGGGTCCACCCCGACCACAATCGGCGCGGACGGATCCTTTGACGGCGCTCTTGCCATGGCTTCTTCA